AAAGGTGCCAGTTGTGATCTTGCTGGCGTCAAGGCTTGGGATATCAGAAGCGCTCAGCGTGGTGCCGGCACTGACGTGACCTTGCGCGTCAACCGTGACTTTTGTGTAGGTGCCAGTAGCAACACTGTTGCTGTGGTTCAGCGTGCCGTTGCTAACCGACAGACCCGTGCCAGGTTGGATGACGCCTTTTGTGCTGGCAGTTGCGTCAGGTAGATCAGCGGGGACCAGTGCGCGGAAACTGGGCGCAGCATCAGAGCCAGTGGTCGGTCCAGCCCAAACGCGGTTAGCGGCTTGAGTGTCGAGTGTTACGTCAACGTTGGCGCTGAAGTTATCCGGGTACGAAACCGAGAACGCCAGTGGGGAGGCGTCGGTAACGGTGATGGTGTTGACCGCTGCCTGACGTTGCCATGCGCTGCCGGTCCAGGTGTACTCAAGACCTGTTGCAGTGTTCAGCCACTGCTGACCCGTAAATGCGCCAGAGCCACTCGGGGTGGCATTGCTGACGATGATTGCGCTGTTGTCCGCCAGTTTTGCGGCGGTTACGGCGTCGTCAACGATCTTGGCGGTAGAAACCGCGTTGCTAGCCAGCTTGGCTTCGGTGACTGCTGCGCTTGCGATGGTGGCAGCAAACGATCCAGTGCCAGAGCCGGTAACGTCGCCGGTCAGCGTGATTGTCTGGTCGCCGGTATTGGTGCCGGCGAGTGTGCCGAGGCCCAGCGTGGCGCGTTGTGCTGCAGCGTCAGCATCGTCAAGTAGTGCCCGTCCCGCTGCGGTGCAGGTAATTTCTTCTACGTCGCCGGATCCTGCGCTGCTGCGACCCAGCAGTTTGTCCGTGGCGGAAACGTCTTGGATCTTGGCGTAGGTGACTGCACCGTTAGCCAGTGCTGCCGTGTCAAGGCTGCTGACCTTGGCAGTCGTTACGGCGCCGTCAAGGATTTTGGCGGTGGTAACTGCGTCGTTGGCAATCGTCGCATTTACGTCGGCATAGGCACCAGCCGCATAAACCTTCAGGATGCCGGTACTGCTGTTGTAGTAGCCGCGACCCTCAAAGTTGTCGCTAACAGGAGCGGTGGTATCAACCGCAATGCTGGAATCAGCCGCAAGCTTGGCTGCAGTGACAGCGCCAGAAGCAAGGGCAGTAGCGCCGATCTTGGTGGTGCTGGACTGATCCAGTTTTGATAGATCAATGCTGCTGGCATCTACAAGGTCGAGACCGGCATCTACCAGATCCTTGACCGTGATCTTTTTGGTCTGACTGGCCGATACGTCGGCAACAGGCAATACGTCGGTGGCCGCCGCAGACGCAGCCGAAAGGGCAGGTAACTGCGTAATGCGTTGGTCGGACAAGGTAAAGCCTCCAGTGCCTGCGGCCGTAAAGTCAGTTTAATCAGTCGTTTCCTGTAGCAGGAAGTTGAGAGACTGTTCCAGTTGGATGCGGTCGTCGTCTTCCTTGAGGATGTAATCGGCAGGGCGTCCCACCAGCAACCGAATCTCGCCTGTGGTTACAAAATCAATCGCGCACTGGATTGTGTCAGTTGTGTTGACCGTGACGCCAGCCCGCGTGACCATCGCGGTTGCTTGATAAAAGATCGTTTCCGTTTCAGGCGTAATTTCCGAGTCGGTCAGATAAAACGCGCATTCAAATTCGCTGCCAATATCAAGACGTTGGATCAACTGCAGCATCACCAAGGGCGTTTCTTTTTCGCCGTTAGTTGTGTAATCAAACAGGCAGTCAATCGTTCCACTGCCGCTGATTAGTCCTGCTGCAAATTGGCTACGGAACTTATCGCTTAGGGTTGTGGCGTCAAGTGCTTCGCGGTCGGTGTTGAGCTGATAGCTGGTTACATTGCCAAGCGTGTTGTAATTAACGTCGCGGATTGTGTAGCTGATCGCAAGCGGGTTGCCGGTAAAGGCATAGGTGCTCAGTTCAGCAGCTCTGTTGTTATTGACCGCATCGGAAAAGGTAGTGAAAAACCGTAGGCCGCCTGCGTTGTTGACGTTGACGTAAGCCGAAATTGAGTGCTCCACCACGCCTGAGGCCCATGCACTGCTGGCAAAACACACCAAGCCGCGTGCGTCGGTGGTCGTAATGTCTACGCGGTCGCCAGTAAGGATATTGTCTAGGGATGTATCAAAACCGATGCGATTGAGGCTGGTGTTTACATCTGCCGGGTCAATGCTGTCAGCAACTTCAATCGGGATGACGCCTGTATTGCGGCGCAGTTTTACGGAACCATGAACGCCTAGGAATACCGTCATTCGATTACGCCTCCGGCAATGAAGTCGCCGTCAACCGTAAATTGAATTGGCACCGAAGTCAGTTCGCCCGTAGAAACCGCCACCTGTGCCGAGGTGATGTAGGCGTAAAACTGGATGTTGTCGTTGGCGTTGGTGCCGACTTTCAGTTCCATCAGCACGCGGTCAGATTCGGCAACCGCGCCAACCTTTTGGATCTTGCCCAGTAATGCCGTGAACTGGCTGTAGGTGGCAGACTCACCAGCCTCAAGCCTGTAGTACACCAGCGTGGCGCTGCCGGTGGCGCTTTTGATGCCAGGGACAAACGTGTTGCTGGTGCTATCGACGGTGTTCGTACTGATCAGTTCAACCGTCGTATCAAGCGACCAATCACGAATCTTGGCGACAGGCTTCCCGTCCACCACCAAGGAACCGGAGCGACCTGTATAGAAGCCCATCAGACCGTGTTATGCGTAGTTTCAGGCTAGCGGATGACAAATAGCCCGTCGCTAAAGTCAGCAATCAAGCTCTGGCCGGAGTTATCACAGGGATGCTCCACAGCCCGGACACTGACTTCGCCTTCCTCATCCATCTGGACTTCAACCACGCGGAAGGTGCGCTTCGCCTTGGCAGGTGTTCCAAGCACAAATAGCCAGCCTTCGTAACCGGCAAGTGAGCTAGCCACGTTGGAGCTGATGCTGGCGGTTGTGGTGATGACGCTTTGACCATCTTTGTAAAGCAACACGCTGTAGCTGCCGTTGGGGATGGTGTCTGCCAGCGGGATGTTTAACGCGCCACCCGATTCAATCTGTCCGCTGTAAATGCCCTGCCATTCCTGTAGGCCGGCATCGACGTAGATGTAGGCGCCAGGGGACAGGGGGCTGTCGGTTGGGAAAGTTTTGAACTCGATATTGCGGCGGATATTGCGGCGCTGCTGACATAGCAACTTGGCGTACATAATCGCCTGGCTTCTGTTGGTGACGTACTGCGACAGATCAAACGTCTGACGGATTGCGGTTGCTTCAGTTACGCCAACAAGGCTTACATCCACGCTGGCATTACGCGGGAACACACCGTCGCGTTCGGTGTTGCGATAAATCACCGTGGCAATTAAATCCTGAACGCTGCTGCCGTAGTCAATAAATTCTTCCTTGTAGGAATCCTCAAGGATGTTGCCGGCAGTAAACATGGCGCGGATCTGCACCGTGCGGGTGATGTTGCCGGCGTTGTCGCAGGGCACTGCAGGAATAAGGGTTTCCTTGCCGCCAATCCGGCCAAGTTCCAGCAGGCTGTACGGTGCAACTTCTGCCCAGAATTGACGCCAGGCAGTCGGCTCAGCAATCACACCATCAAAGAACAGATTGTTGCGTTGGCAGAAACGCTTAGCCAGTGCCAGTGCAGGCAGGTCAATACCTTCAACTTTGGCGTACTGTCCGATGCCGTCAACGTTGTCGAGGATGGTGTCCAGGAAGATTTCGGGTGCAAAGCTGGAGGCGGTGTCCGGATTTGCGCTGTAAGTCCCGTCGTCATTGAGGCGGCGCACTAGGCGACCTTTGCTGACGAAGACGCTCATAGAGCGCAGATCTTGTACGCCTTGACCGCTGTAGACGTTAAAGCCCAGCATTGTCAGGTTGTTGTAGAGCTGCGGGTAATTACTGAACGCCTCTGTGGATTGTTCGGTGACGGCTTTAATTTCTAGTTCTGGGCCGTTATCAAAGCTGAAATTCAACTGCGTGTCTGAGCGCATGGAGAACAGGCCCCATTCGTCAAGTTCAGACGGGTTGCGGTTAATGGGTGCCAGCAGTCCATCGCGGTTGCGTAGTTTGCCGGTGAAGGTAAACGTGCCGCCTGCAGGTCCGCTGATGGTCTGAACGTTGCCAGCGTTTTCGATGTAGGCAAAATCAGTAAAGCCGTACTGGCGCATTTCAGCAGCAGTTTCAGCAATCGGCTCAAACTTGAATTGCCAGTTGCCGGTGTTGTCGTCTGCGATGAATTTGAGCGAAATGAAGTTGTCTACGTCTGCGCCACGGCGGACAACAAAGATGCGTGGTACGCGAGTCCAGTCATTGCCAGTGCGGCGATACCAGACCCAAAAGAACATGGAGCGCAGTTTGTAACCGTTATCGCTCTCCTTGTAGTTGTCCATGGTGACTTCGCCATAGACCTTTTGCCGTCCTTGCACTCGCTTGAATACCCGAGCTTTTAGCGCAAAATCAACAACACGGCAGGGGGTAATTGTTTCGTAAGTTGCTTCCTCAATTTTCACCAAACATTTGGTATTAAAGAAGTCGTTTAGCAGTTCCGGGTTGCGAAGAACAGCTTCGTAATATGCCTTTTCGGCTTGCTTTTGGTTGATTTGATTTTGCCAACCGCTAGAGCGGCTATTTGTGGCGTCTAGATCAACGTTGCTGGTGCCACCGTAGATTTCTGCCAGCTCTTTGTTGAGGTTGTTTTGTTCACGCAACAGGCGCTTGCGGTCTTCACGAAGGCTGCGTCCTTTGCGATCAGCAAAGCCATATTGACGAATGGCTTCATCTAATTTTGCCTGTAGGTTTTTCAGGCGGCGGTTGATACCGCGTATTTCTTCCTTCCAATCTCTGATGCGATCTCTGTTGCGATCAGCGCGTACTTTGTCTAGTTCGTCGTCAATTTTGCTTTGCAGTTCGCGGCGACGTTCACGGGCATCTTCTACTTTGTTTGCAAAGTGAATCGTGATTGAGTCGTAGTTGCTGCCGTCGTCTCCGGCAATTTCCTCAATTTCTGCTGTTGTCCATTTGCGGTCACGCAGTTCTTCAATCTGATCAATACGGTCGTTGATTTGATTGATTCGATTGGTGATTTCGCCGGCGCGGGCTGATGCAGAGCCAGTAAGAATCGGCGGCGTCTGCGAAATAAGCCTGTTCAGCTCTACAATTTCTGCGTTAAGGCGCTTGATTTCATCTGTTGCCTCGCGCTCATTGGCTTTGTAGTTGAGCGTGCCATAATCTTCCTCTGGGCAAATGCCGGGTTCGATACATTCCAGATCAATGGTGGTCGCATCGTTATCCAACTCCAGATCTTGAATTTGACCCTTAACGCGAAACTTGGCGCTGCCTAGCTTGTAGGTGCTCGCCGCGTCTATGTAGCTCAGCAAAGTACGACGCAACTCAGATGCGGCTTGGCGTACATCGCTGGCACCATTGCTGGCGAGCCCTTTGAAACGCAGGGTAAATACAGTCCCAACAGGAACAATCGGGCGTGAGTTATCTAAAACGTTGTCGGGCCAATATCCCCCACGTCCGTTAAGTTCAATTCCTAGATCTGCCCGCAGGCTGGATGAACCTCTTTCGTCACGATCCAGATAAACAACGTTGATCGGAATTGGCGCCGTAACGCCGCACCGTGTCATCGTGGACGGTGAAAATGCTTGGCTAAAGCCTTCTGCTTTTTGCGCTCCAGTTAAGGCAGCACGGTAAACAAACGCTGATGCAGGCTCGTTGACGCTCGTTGGATCTGTGCCAGCGCCGAAGCGTTGATCACTAAAACGCAGAATTCCGTTTTGACGTAAATACAGCCAATACTTTTGCGCGCCAAACTGACGCAGGGTTGCCTGACCAAAGGCTGTGCGGGCCACATCAATGCCGGTGGGATCAATGTTTGACGCGCCAATCACTGCAGCCATCTGCATGAACTGACTGGAGCCAAAGCTGCTGACAGCGGACCACACCATTGAGGTGTTGACGCGAACGCCGCCCGTTGTGTTTTGGTCGGTGTTGCAATAAACCAGATTGACAGGATCGCCGTACTTGGCTAACTCCTGTGCGCTGTTAAATCCAAAGCGCGGGGAAAAGGTTTGGTCCCGTCTGCGGCGTTGGTTTTGCTGAGATGGAAGCTCTGGCTTGGGTGCCAACAGTGCAGCGCCAACCTGAAACAGAACGCCAACAATCGTCAGAACAAGTGCGACAGTTGCAGGATCATTTTGCGGAGTTTTTAGTTTGTCCGCAGGCAGTTTTGTGTGATCAAATTGCGCCTGCACAAAGTTCAGATATTCCTGCTCGCTAATGCCCAGCTCAGCAATCAGCTGGTGTTCGTAGGGCAGTAGGCGGCGGGTCATTTGTGAAGCCTGAAATAATGGCCGTGATTAGGCGGAAGCGGAGCCAGCACCACGCCGGATCTCTCGCTGATAAACAAAACGTTGCCGTCGTCTAACACTGTACCCATGGCGCCGCCCTTTGTACCAGGCAACAACACAACCGCGTGACGCTCAGGACCATCTAGCCGCGTGCCGTTTTGTAGCAGCCATTTCGCCATGATCCGACGCGGAAAGGTGTCGTCGGTATAGCGCTCAAAGTACCAAGCAAAATCTGGTGTGTGATCGTAGTAGCCGAGCCGGCGGCGAACTTCGGCAAACAGTAGGCAGCAATCGACCGTGCCTGAACCATCGCCGGGGTAGGCGCCCCACGCACGCTTCAAGCCGATTAGGTCGTTCACCGCAAATACAGTTCGCTGTTAAGAGGTAGCGGGCCAACGTTTTCGCGTGTCAAGGTTCGAGCTGGAAAGGCACTGCCCACGCTGTCAATCGCAGAGCGGAAACGAAGTTCAACAGTGGTTTCGCTAAAGCTGGCGCCAATGCCGACGTAGTAATCGGTCAACGGTGTCAAGATTTGATCGCTGGCATTAAGCCATGCTGTCGTAAACGCCAAGGTGCTCAAGCGGTTGCCGTTGGCTTGCTCCACGAGCCGCAGCACAACCTCTAAGTTCGGGAACAGTACCTGCAGCGTTTCGTTATCGCCGTTCAACGTGGCAAGCGCACCAGATGCCTGAAACGGAGCAAAGCCGTAAGCCTCGCTCAAGTACGAACTACTCGCGCCAACAAAATAATTCTGATAGCGGTGAACGACGCCACTAGCAGTTGTCAGTTTGAAATACTGCGCGATGCGGATTTCGCTCATCAGTAATCAAGCTCCCCGGCAAGGCTGATCGTCACCGTGTTGCGTCCTACGTAGACCGAACGCACTTCAGGCGGGCTGGTGTATTCCCACTTGATCTGCGTGGGCGATTGGATCTTGCTGGTTAGCGTTGCGTCCATCCCGGCGAATGTTTCGGCGGGCAAGGTAAACCGGCTAAAACCGCCAGACGTGCCGTTGTAGTGGTCGATCAGCTGGGATGCCGCTGTGTCGGTGATGTTGGTGAAGGTCAGCTGCAGTTCGTAGCCGTAGGCGCGGTTGCCAAAGGCTCGCTTGACAGTGGCGCCAGACAAGGCGCGGTACACCTTTGTAGGGAACTGACCGAGACGGAAGCTCCGCTCTGATGGTTTGATGCCGGGGAATTGAGCAGTCATCAGCGGAGACCCACGCGGCTACGGGTGCCAGGGCTTTGCTGCAGTTTATCTAAGGTCATTGTCATCCCTCGTTTTGCCCCGTCGCTGGCAGCTTGGCGGCGGGTGGCTGCCATGGCTTGTTCCAGTTGATCGCGGCTGACGTATTCGACCCCGCCGATGTTTGTGGTCTGGAAGTTCATGTTCAGCACTGGCGTACCGCCTCCGGCTGAACTGGAACCCATGGCAGAACGCAAGTCGTTGTTTGACATGACGTTGCCACCTGTGCTGGGCAAGAACAATTCAGGTCCGCGCTCACCAACGACATAAGGCGTTCCAGCTGATACAGGACCTCCGGCCGCCAATCCGCCACCGACAGCAAAACCGGGCAGCGATGTGCTTAATCCACCAGCTCCGGCAAGATCAGGAAGGTTCAAAGCGCCTGTTGTGTCTACACCTACTTTTCCACCAAAAATACTGCCTCCGCCCAAACCCGCGAATAGTTTGGCGATACCGATTGCGATATAAGTTGCAATCATTTTTGCTCCTTCATTAGCAAGAATTTGACCGACAGTTTGTAGTAAATCAGCAAACACTTGTTTGACGGTGTTTGCCCCCGTTACTAGATCAACGATTCCATTGGTAAGCGCAGAACCTATAGCGTTTCCGATTCCTTGAGATACGCCGATCGCGGCTAACTGAAGATTTTCTAACTCTTTTACTGCATCTTTTATAAACTGTCCGATTTCGTCGCTACGAAGAAAACCTTTTTCCCAGTCAACGCCTTCCTGTAAAGACCGGAAGGTTTCCTTGTAGATTTCTTCGATGTCACGTTGTAGTTCGCGCTGTTTATCCAGCATCTCCAGTTCAGCGTCCTTTAAACGCACAATTTCTTGTGCCCGAATTACGGCTTTTTCTGTTTCGTAGTTTGCATTTAGTAAGGCTTTTGCCGCATCACGGTTAATGTCGGCTACTTTTTGATCGTACTCCAAACGTATAGCTAGTTCCTTATTCCCTTCAAAAAGAGCATCGCGTATGCCGTCTTGAGTGACGGACATAAGCTTCATAGCCTCTAAGTCTTCTTGAAGAAGTGCTGTGCGGTCTTCTGGTGGTTTGGGACCTTTTGCCCCCGCGCCACCTGACGGTGCCGCTTGGGACGGTACTTGAAAACTTGTAAGTGGACCTGCAGCTGGGGCAGTCGGAGCAAAAGCGCCAGGGACTAAACGCCGCAGCTCTGCTTGTTTCTGGCTTTCATAAAACTTTTGTGCTGCTGGATTAAACGCACGTATTCCGCCAAGTACGCCAAACTTACGTTGCGTCGTTGTTTCAGCAGCACGTGCCGCTTGTATTTCGGCTTGAGCCATACGGCCCCCATTCATTAAATCGGAAAGTCTTGAAACAGCTCTTGATACCGCGTTGACAAAATCAGTAACGCGATCAGTTAGCCACTGCATAGCCGGCCCAAACGCACGCACCAGATTTGTGGCTAAACCTGCTAAAGACTGTCCTAGAGCATTGACGCTAGCGGTCAACCGCTCCATCGCTGTTTTAGGTTTATTTGCTGCTGTTACACCTTCATTACCCATTTTTACCAGAGTATCAATAAGTGTTTGTACTGAAATGTCGCCGTCCTTTGCCATTTTTAGAATGGCATCGCGGCTGACACCGTATTTATTTGCTAGCTCTCCTTGGATATTTATTCCTTGACTTGTTAGTTGATTAAGTGTTGCTTGCGTTACTTTTCCGGATTCAAGAGCTGATGTAATAGCGTTACCTGTTTTCTCAAATGATCCACCGTACTTATCTGTAAGTGTAGTAACAAGCTGGATTGCTTTGGCTTGATCTTCAAGCTCTAGCCCCAGTCCTCGGATATTCTGGATTACTGCTGTAAATTTTTCTACATCAGTATTGGCGGTCTTAAACGCAGCAGCTAATTGCTTAGTTTGCTCTGCAGAGAAACCTAAATCTTCTCCAAGTTGTTTAACTGCTTGTCCTCTAGACGCAATATCGCCGATCAATGTTCCAAGTAATGATCCGGCAAAACTTCCTCCAGGGCCTGCTAAACCCCCTACAAGACCACCGATAGCACCACCAGCGGCGGCTCCACCACTTTGGCCAAATAACAGCGGAAAAGCTCCGCCGATAACTGCGCCGCTTACTGCTCCCCCTAAACGTCCTCCGATACCGCGACTTGTCCGCGCAGCTGCGCCTGTCGCCGGAGGCAGAGCTGGACCTTGTACGCCAAAACCTGCGTTTGCTGTGGGAACGGCTTTGCGCTGTAAGGCTATTTGCTGTTGAATTAAACGATTTTGTCTGTCTCTTGCGGCATTAGCTTGGCCCAATGCTTGCACGTATTGCCGTACTGCGTCTGCTTCAGCAACTGTCCCAGCGTTTACTTTATTGAGTGTTGCAGCAGCTTTTGCAAGATTTGCATTGTAGGCATTGAGACTTTGCGAGGCACCGGCTAACCGTTTGTTTACACTATCTACTCCTGTAGAAAGAGTATTTATTTGTTTTGTAATAGCCTGAAGCTGCTGTATGCCCTTTACGCCAATCTCAATATCGGCTCTGTAGGCAGCCACGGCGTTCCACGCATACTCTGGTACTTCAGTTTACGGTGTAAAAAAGCCGCCGGGTTAGCGGCGGCGTCTGGCCTTGTCCATCTCCTTCTGCTGGTCTTCATTCAGGATCTGGAAGTAAGCGCTCCAGCCGAGTAACTCCTCGGCGGTCATGGTTGTCCGAACTTCGGTAAGGGTTAGGCCCAGCTCCTTGGCAACGCCAAACTGGAGCATGAGCCAGTTGTCCTTGCGGAGTTCGGCGCTCAGGATTTTGGGTCGATGGGCTCGGCGTCGTCGGTCAGGATTGCCAGCATCAAAGCCTGCAAGTCTTTGTCCTTCACCTCGTTTTTCAGCACGTCCACTTCGCCGACGCTGAACAGTTTGGAGCCGGATTCGTCAAGGGCCTTGGCGATCAGCAGTTGGAGTGCGAAGGCGTTGGCATCGTCAGACTTGGCCTGCTTTTGGGCGCGTTCGCGCTCGGCCATCGTCAGCGGTGCCACCCACATTTCAAATTTGCTGCCGTCAGACAACTCAACTACTTTTTTGACTGGCTCCAGGTTGGCGGCCTTGCGGAGACGGTCGATTGCGCGTACAGGAACGGGCATACCAGTGCTTGGGGTATGGGATTAGTGTAGCGGAGTAGAAATGAAAAACCCCGGCTGGGGGCCGGGGCTTGCTGAACTGACTGCGACAGCAGACTATCAGGTGGAGGTGCTGAAGTCGAAGGTCGGAGTGCCAGCAGGGCGG